ATGACCGAGCGCCTCCCCAACGCCGTCGTCCTCTTGTCGGGCGGCCTCGACTCCATGGTTTCGGCCGGCATTGCCAAAGAGCGTGGGTTCGCGCTGCATGCGCTGACGATCGACTACAATCAGCGTCACCACTGCGAGATTGACGCGGCCCGGGCCATCGCCCGGGACTTGGGCGCTGTCCGGCACGTGGTTATCCCGCTGGACTTGCGGCAGTTCGGCGGATCAGCGCTGACGAGCGCCATGGAGGTTCCGAAGCACGGTGTCGGAGAGGACATCCCGGTGACCTACGTGCCGGCGCGCAACCTGATCTTCCTCTCCTTGGCACTGGGCTGGGCCGAAGCCTCTGGAGCCCGCGACATCTTCATTGGTGTCAATGCGCTAGACTATTCGGGCTATCCCGATTGCCGGCCTGAGTTCATCGCCAGCTTCATCGAAACGGCGAGTTTGGCGACGAAGGAGGGCGTGCAGGGTGATGGCTTTGCGATTCACGCGCCGCTGCAGGATTGGGGGAAAGCGCGCATCGCCCGGGAGGCTGACCGGCTCGGGCTTGATCCGGGAATGAGCTGGTCGTGCTACGACCCGACCGCCGAAGGGCTCGCCTGTGGATTGTGCGACAGTTGTCGACTGCGGCAGAAGGGGTTTGAGGAAGCGGGGCTGGTTGACCCGACCCGCTACGCGGCGCTTCCTCCCGTCGCCTGATCGGCCGCTCTCGGCGCGCTCTTTCAGCCTTGTAAGAGAATGCCGCAGGCGAATCGCTCAGCGGGATCGGCTGCGGCATCGGTCTGATCATCGTGACCAGCGGCGTGCACGATGATGGCGCTTCCGTCCGCATCGAAGATTCGGGGGATGACGGCTTCCGGCGTTCCGTCCAGGATGGCGCTGACGGTGCCTGCACCGGATGCGCCCATCGGAGCCGGCACATGCGGAAGCAGAGGATTATGCAGCGGCTCGAAGGCGTGTTGCCCGGCGAGCAAGCCGAGAGGGGCGCCGGCCGAAGCGAAGTCGGGTGGATCGCATGAGCCGATCGTGTGCAGGTGCACGCTAGGCCCGCCGCCCGGCATTCCGCTCAGCGAGACCGAGAGCGTGGCCTCGGTGCCGCTGCCGAACAGTCGCGCCGTTCCTGCAGGGGCGCCGCCGGCGAATCGGAGCGTCGCCTGACCCAGTCTCCCGCCGGGCGTCTCATCCAAGGTCTGGCAGCCGGCCAGCATCGCAATCACGATGAGCGGCATGAGGAGCGGCTTCATTGCCAACTCGTTGCCGCGTCCAGCACCCGACGGCAACCCCGCGCCACTGGCCGGCTCAGCCTGGTGGCAGGATGCCCCCGGCGATTAAGGCTGTGATCAGCTGCTCGATTGCCCGCCGCGCCTCTTGGTCTACGGTTGCGCCACCCGCGATCGGCTCGGGCGAAGAGGCGCGTTGCCACCCTGTGCGGAAGAACAGGCTCTGCCCGTTCGATCGGTCGAGCAGGTGCATGCCGTCCCGTGGCGCGGCGAACAGCCACGCCCCTGCCTGCCAGGATGCGACCTGCCCAGCATGGTCGACCCACTCGCCAGATGGGTTGCTCCCCACGAGCCAGCATTCGCCCTCTCCAGGCGTCGTTGGCGGAAGCTCCGCCTCTCCTTCCACGGCGGGGTGCAGCAACAGGTCGAGCAGCGAGTGCGCCTCGTTCACGAAGAACTCCTTCTGCGCCTGGCCAGCGAACAGCATGGGAAGCGCATATCGGGGGCTTCTTGAGGAGAATTCGAGGGGATCGGACATGAGGGTTCCTTGCAGCAGCGTCAGGCGAGGGTCGCGAGGAGAAGCGGATCGGAAAGGCCGTGCAGGCCAACCTGCCGGACCCAAAGAGGTTGCCCCGGATGAGCAGCGAGGAGGTTGGCATGCTGACCGGACGTGAGATCGAGCCGTGGCTGCGCGACTTCCCAGCGCGTTACTGGTTGTTCGACATTGCCGAGGCCGACGAAATAGCTCTCGCTCGGCTCCACCAGCGGTGTCGGTAACTGGTCGTCCCACGTCCACGCTCCGCGCGCCCGCCGTGTCCACTCAAGGGCGAGGCCGCCATCCGGCAATCGCCTGGCGCGGGAATGCACGGGAAATAGCGGCTTCAGGCTCAAGCCCGCATTGACAAGCTGTGCCACGACTGGCTCCTGATCCGCCAGCCCGATGGCCGCAACTATTAAATCGCCGACTCCGCCAAGCTGCGCAGTGTCCAGCGGCACGAGCGTGTCGTCGAGCAGCACGAATTTGGCGCCGGCCCGGTGGCCTGCCAGCGCTGCAGCTTCGGTGCCACCGCGCCCGCGCAGCAATCCACGAAGGCGCCAGCGTCCGGTGCCCAAATACTCTGCTGCCGCGAACTGCACGATCTCGCCGCCGACCAGCGCCCGGTTCGCGCCGTTCGCGAGCGATTCGAGGGATGCGCCGGCAAGCACGAAGTCTTCGGACACGAGCTGAACGTCGAAAGAGGCGGAGCGCTCAAGCATCAGCGCGGGGGAGGAGGGAGTCGCCTTCAGCGTCGAGCCCAGGATGCTGCGACGGTGACCGGTGTTTCCAAGGGGCACAAGGTTACCTGCATCGTCCCGGTAGAGGGCAGCACCCTTCCATCCGCTCGACTGGGAGGAGGCGGCGGCATAGACCTTTCGTGTGTCGCTTGAGCCGACGCTGTTCCACGGAAGCTCGAACGCGGCGAGGTGCGTGGGCGTGACCATAACATCAGGGGCTGCGAGCGCCTCCCCGGCATCAGCCACGATCCGGCGTTTCGTACTACGGGGAAGGCGTCGCAGGTCGAGTTCCACCCCATTCTCACGCCACTCCCAGCCCTCGATCCGCCAGAGGCCGGCATTGCCGGGGACGCGCACTACAGAGCCTGGCCCAATGGTCGGATCGAGTTCCGCCGTGCGCCACACCAGCGTTTCCCGAGACCAGCCCGCGCGTTCGGCCGCTGCGCTGGCGAGCCTGCGCGCGGCTGTCGCCTCGAGTGCGCCGGGAAATTCGATGATGCGCTGCCTGCCGGGGCGGGCCCGTCCCTGCGGTCGCTGCATCCCAGCCTGATAATCGCGTGAAATGTCGTAATAGCGCAGGCCCTCGGGGATGTCCTGCATGTCCGGCTGTCGCCGGCGAGTCGCTCCGGTTGCCGCGCCAAAGCTCTCCGCTTCCGCGTCGATCGCCGGCTCGGGCAGCATTGGTGGATTGAGAGGCAGATCGTCGGCGGCGCAGATCGACAAGCGCTTTCCGGCAGAGTTCAGGGCAAGCGGATAGACTTGATCTATCGTCGCGAGCGTCTGCGACAGCGGGCCCCCGTCATTGCTGAAGCCCGTCAGCGATTCGAGCGGACGTGTCACCGCAACCGAGTCGCTGACCTGCTCCACCATCGTCGTCAGGCTCACTTCCCCGTTATCGGCGATGATCTCGAAGGTGAGGGCGGGAATGCGATTGCCGAACTCTGCCAGCTGCAAGCTTTCGAAGACGCAGTAGGCGAGATCGCGGAAAGCAGGGACGCTCGCACCCTTCTCCGCTTGGATGATCGGATCGGGCGGCTGATCGCCGTGGCCCGTGTAAACCCGCAGTTCGCCACCCACTTTGAGGTCACCTTGCGCACCGACGATGAGATTGCCGTCCGCCCAGACGCGGCCGAGACGGGCAATGGGCCGGCTTGCCAGTGCAACGGCAAAGGACACCGAGTAGCTGTAGGCAGTAGTGGCGGGCTTGCCCTTCCCGCCCTTCCCCTTCTCGGTCGTCTCCACCAGGTCGGTTGCCCAGATGATGCTGCCGGCGGAGCGCATCGTTCCATAATGCCGAGGGACCGCGGTGCCGTAGCTCGACGTGGTAACCGCAAGTTCCTTTAGGCGCGGGCCTTGCTGCTTTGACGAGCCAGCGATCGTGCGATCAAGCTGGTTGCCGATGAGGGACCCCAGGGCACCGCCCAGTGGCCCTCCAAGCGCGGTGCCTAAAGCGGTAAAAACAAGCGTTGCCATGAACCAGACCTATGATGAAGTGAGCCGCCAGTGATGTTCCAGCGGCCAGGGCAGTGGTGCTGGGGTCAGCACCACGCGGCCCAGCCCCGCATGGGCATGAACGATGCTATTGTCGAAGCCGCAGATGCCTGCGTGGAACTGGGCTGCGCCAGGTTTCGCCACCAGCAGGTCGCCGGCCGTCAAGTCACCGTCTGCTGGACAGAGCCCGACGTCTGCAGCAGCAGCGACGAAGTCCCCTATACTCGTGCGCCGAAGGGTATATTCCAGTGGAAGGCGCGGCCTCCGCCCAGCTGCGGCAAGCGCGATCACGAGGACGCCCACGCAATCGACCCCCCGTCGCCGATCGCGGCCGTGCAGGCGGAAGGGAACGCCGACCAGTTCCATGGCCGCTGCCGCCATGGCCGAACGCGGGTCCATCATCCGCCCTGCGGGTAGCGGGTGAGCAGATCGTTGCCCGGAAGAAACGGCTCGCCCCGGAAGTTAACCGCGTTGTGGAACCGGTCGCGGCAGGTAGCGAGCGTGTGATCGCACCCTTCCCGAAGAAGAGCTCTAGTCCCGATCAACAAGCCTGGGTCGAGCGCGGCGTCCAGGATGAGCCATTCACCCTCTGCACTCATGATTTCCATTGCCTGCCCGGCATGTGGCCCGTCCACCCAGCGCAGGTTCCCGCTTTCGAACAGCTCCGCGTCCGGTGCGCCCGTGAACGTAAGCGTATTGTTTTTGACGTCGATCGCGGAGACTTTCGCCTCGTGCGTGTAGCGCACCGGGTTTAGCGTGCAGCCGGGGCCGCAAAACTTCGCCCGGCAGGTGGGGCTCGTGCGGGGAACCGGATCGGTTTCCAGCGCCGCCTTCACCGATTGAAGGTCTGCCTGATAGCCGCCGGCCTCCTCGGCGACGCTGCCGATCATTCCGCGATAGAGGATGGCGCTGTCCAGCGTCTCCCAGTCAACGAGACCGATCTCTACCGTGGCGTTGTCGAAGCGCCCTGTCTCAAGGTCCGCAGCTGCGATGCTGTCATGAGTGAGCGCTCCCTGCACCTCGGCGCTGTCGGATGTAAGGTCGGCCGTTCGCCTGATGGCGCTCGGCAGCATGCCCGGTGAGCCCCTGTGCCTGATGCCATCGAACCAGAGATCGCCGTCGTGGCTGGTTAGGCCGATCGTAACGCCGTCCTGGCGCTGAATGCGCCAATAGGTCGCCACTCCTTCGAGTTCGCGCTGGAAAAAGACCTTGCTCATGCCACCTCACGGACCTCGATCAGCGGCACCGATGGTGCCTCGCCTGCCGCGAAGGCCGCGCCGGTGATGTCGAGCCGGTCCGTGGCGAACCTGACCGGCACATCGAAATAGAAGCCGGCGCGTACTTCCGCCCCTGGTGCTGGAGCCTCGGAGAAGACGATCCACCCGCCCTGCTCCAGCGACCACCCCTCCGTCACCGCCCCGCCAACGCTCGCGATCACGCTGTCGACCCGGGGACGCGTGATGTAGCGAACCTGCGACTCGGGCCCGGAATAATGCTTGCGGAGGCGGAAGCGCGCGACTCGTCCGTCACCGATGCCGAGCAATTGGTCCAGCGGCTCCGGCTGCCCCGTCATTCCGCGGGAGCTGTGGTCGAAGGGATCGCGCAGTCGGAAGCCACGGGCCGCACCCCGTCGCGCCCGGAAGAAGGCGATTAAGGTGCCCAGCTCCTGCTCGGACCGCAGGCCTGGCCCGACGTCGAAATGCAGTCGCGCGTCCATCCAGTGGCTCGCCCGCCGTTCGTAGCCAGAGGCGGTAAGGGAGATCGAAGTAGAGAATTCCGCCGAAACGCCAGCGTCCCGGCCGAGCGCCAGCGGATAGAGCACATCGTCGAAAGCTTGCATCTGGTCGTCCTCGGAAGCGGGCAAGCGGGTGTATCCGTCGCGATTGACTTGCGGCAGCGCCCAGACGAAGCGGCGCGGCACCCCGCGCTTTGCCGCTTCATCAATCCCTACGTCTATCCTGCGCCAGTGAAGGTCGGCGTCTCCGGGGTTCAGGACGAAGCCTGCAAGATAATCCTGTCGCTCGAGTGGATAGCCAAGTCGCTGTTGGACAGCCTCGTAGGCTTGGTATCGATCGCCCTCATTGCCAGCGGTCAGCCAATCGTAATCTTCCAGCTGCAAGCGCTGATAGGCAGGCCAGGCCCAGCCTTCCGGCAGGTTCGCACGGCGCACCTCCGGCATCTTCGCATCAAGGAAGGTCGGGGTGAACAGCAGCAGCATTGTTTCCGCCTGCCCGCCGGCTTCCTGGATGACGCGGTCCCGTACGGCGCCGGTGGAGGCCGCGAGCAGTTCGCCCGCCCGGTCCAGCAAAGCGACCTGAGCGGCGGAAAGCGGCTGCCGCAGATCCGTGATGATCGGCGGATCGCCTCCAAACGCGGCGCGGGCGGCATCGTCGTAAAGCGCGATACGCCCATCTGGCAGCGTCCACCACCACGGCTCACCTATCTGGAAGGCGACAGGAAGGCCGGCCTCCATCGCAAGGCGGACGAACCGCGCGGCCACCTGCTGGAGGAAGCTCAGCGCCGCGGAGTTTACAGGTGACAGCAGCGCAGAGGGCGGCACCCAGCCCGTCAACGCGGGCGACCCGTCGGAGAAGCGCTGCTGCCATTCCGGCGGACAATGCTCGGCGAAGAGCTCATAGGATAGCGAGATGATCGGTTCGTAGCCGAGCCTCTGGCATTCGGAAAAGAAGCTCCGATGCCAAGCTTCGGCTGGCGCGCAGAGCGGCGCGCCCCGTCCGGCCACTAGGGTGCCGTCGCTCCAGCGTGCGAGCCGGTAGTAGTGGCTCATCCCCACATAATGCGTGATAGCGTTGCGGTACCCGAGCCCTCGCATCCCTCGCAGCAGACGCAGGGGCGTCAGATTATAACTGTCGTCGTAGGCCGTCGCCATCATTACGTCGTGCGGCGGTAGAAGGATGTCGCCGATCGTGAGCATCGGCCGGTCGCCGGAGCATGTGATATCAGTGAGCTCCACCCATCCTATGGCAGACTCGGCCAGCAGCCCGGGATTGCCCGGGTCGTGCCCTGGCGGAGCGATCGAGATGAACATCCGGCTGATGTCGCGAGGGTTTACCGGCTGTGCACTCGCGTCCAACACCCAGCCGCCTGCTAGCACGGAAAAGGGTAGCGTGATCACCGCGTCGTCCGGCGTGCCCTTGGCGTAGTTCCACAGGCGAACGTACCAGCTGCTGGTCCCGCCGTTCGAATCTCTGCCTTCGATCGTCAGGGTCGGGCCGTGGGACTGGTCCAAGCGCACGACGCCGTTCGAACGCCAGCGGAAGCTGAGCGTGGTGCGGGAGTAATCAAGGTCGGTTTCGTAGGCCAGGAGCGGGTGGTCGTAGCGATCCGTGCTGTCCCAGATCAGCCCCGCAAGCTCGTTCGCGCGGTGGAACTCCACGTCGATCCTCATCGAATCGGCGGCCGTGGTCACCACGGACGCCATCATCGGGCGAGGAAAGTCGATCGTCCAGAAGCGGGGATCGAAACGCTGGATGTAGTCAGCCTGCTGGCCGTCCCGCCCTCGCGCAAGCCAGAATGCCATCGCGATGTCCCCTAGAACGTCTGCAGCGCGCGGCGGACTTGGCTCGCCACCTGACGAGAGGAGCGGCGCAGCGCCGCAGGGGCATCGCCTCCACGCGGCTGGCTGACGTTGATCGAGACTTTCACATCGCGCTGCTGGCCTGCCGCGCCGCTTTCGATCCGTCCAGAAGAGGTGGGCACGAAGACTTCCGGGCCTCTTTCCCCTACCAAATAGGCGGCACCGGGCCCAACCGGACCGCCTGTTGCGCGGCCGGGCAAGCCGAAGAGCGCGCCAATCGCGCCCGACACCACCGAACCCAGACCGCCAGCATTCCCGCCAGAAGCGCCCACGTTGAACAGGCTGCCGATCCCGCCCTGAACGGCCTGCGCTGCAATCTCGCTCATGCTTTGCAGAGCGACGCGCTTGAGATCGTCGAAGCCGAGGCTCCCTCGGCGAATGGCGGAGAGTAGCCCCCGCTCGAATACTCCACCCGCTTTCGAGAAGCCATCCACCAGATTGTTGTCGAGCGCACCACGCATCGATTCGATGTCGGAGCGGAAACCGGAAGTGCTGGCGCGCACCTCGATCCTGAGAGTTTCGAGTTCGTCATCCATTGCGTTCGCGCTCCATCAGGGCCGTCAGTTCCGATCTTGTCAGCGGCTCACCTTGCTGGGGGGCATCTGCCGTGAATATTGCCGCAAGTTCAGCAGGCGTGGCGTCCCAGAACGTCTGGGGCCGCCAACCGAGAGTCCGCGGAATGAGCCCCGCGAGCCGGCCTGCGGCGGTGGAGAAGGTCCGGGTCTCAGTCATCCGGCCCCCTGCAGGATCTGGTAGAGGAGCGTCTTGAGTGGCTTCGAGCTCGCAGCCAACCCTTGCGTCACGATCGCCTCTCCAACGGCTTCACGCGAAACCTCGTCGCGATCGGCGAGGCAGTGCCAGAACAGCGCGGCGAGTTCCTCCAGCCGGAGGCGACCTTCACCCGCGCGCTCGACCAGGGCGAAGAGCGATCCGAGCTCCTCCTCGGCGGCTACAAGCGCGGAAAAGGTCGGCCGAAGAACGCGCGGGCGGCCCGCGATCAGGATCGTCGCCTCTCCGCGGACGGGGTTGGCGAGATCACTCATGCGGGACGCACCGGACCGCTGCTTTCGAGCTGCAGCGTGTAATTGCGCTCCCCGTTGAAATCGCCGGCGTAGTCAAGGCGCTGCACCAGAAAGCGCCCGCGCAGCTTCTCGCCGTCTTCGAAGGACAGCTCGTAATCTTCGATCGTGCCGGCAAGCGCGTGTGCGCGGATGGCCGACTCCGCCGCGCTTCCGAGGAAAATGCCTGCCGCGCTCACCGAAACAGAGCGCGTCCCGGCACCCGAAAGCAGGTCACGCCAACCGCCCGACTCCTTGTGCGTCACCACGACAGTGTCGCCGTTGATGGACATCTGAGTCGTGCGGAGGCCGGCGACCGTCTGGAAGGTAGCCGGTTGACCTCCGTCGCTGATCTTGAGGAGGAAGGCAGAACCCTTCTGGGGTGTCATTGTGGGAGTCCTTCTTCGGGCATTGCAGGGGTGAGGAGGCGGAAGCGGTACTCGAGCAGTATGGCGCGCCGGTTCCCGGAGCGCTGTTCGGCACGAGCACGCAGGAAGGTCACCGAAGCCACGTCGAATTTTGACCGCGTCGGGGGAAAAGCCTCGATGCGTTCCTCAATCGCCTGAACTACATGGCCGGCAGTGGCGGGGTCGTCGCCTCGCACATGCAACTCTAGTGCGATGCGGACCTCGCGGCCTTTCCGAGTTTTGGTGCTCCAGTCCACGCTGGCGCTGGCGACGAGGCCCAGCCAAGGCGGAGCGACCGCGACGGGCGCTTCCTCGGCCACTGAGTTCAGCTCGCTGATCAGGACCGGGTCCGCGCGGAGCCACTCGATCAGCGCAGCGCGCAGCATCGTCTCCATCTATTTGTCTCCGGTCATCAGGGGCCAGAGCAGCCGCGGCAGCCGCCAGCGGACCGGATCCGCGCGGCGTGACCGCAGCTTCTCCTCGGCATGGGCGGCAGCCAAGCGGGCGGCCCTCTCCTCGAGCCTGAGGAAAGCGCGGCTTTGGGAGGCGGAACGGGCGGTGATCATATCAGTCGGAGCCTGCGCCACGGGCGCCACAGCGCCGCGACCGCTGCGGGGGGCGCACCTTCCTTTCCGGTGAGTCCTCGTTGCGAGTAGTGGTGTGCGGCGAGCCGCAGGACTCCTTGGCGAAGGCTTTCCGGAAGCGTCCCCCAGTTAGCTGTCATCCCTGCAGTGAAGCGCACTGCAATCCGGCCGGCGTCCACCTCTCGCAGCAGCCGAACCCGAGCCCCGCCATCAGCATCCAATTCGAGCGCCTGGTCTTGCGAGGGAACGGGGAAGCGGGTGCCGTCGGGCCGCAGGCCCTCAAGTCCGGCAACGGCCTGGACGGGTCTGGTCTGCAGCTTTTGCCAGAAGGCGGAAGCCGGCAAGACCTCTTCGCACAGGGCCTCTAGCGGCATCTGTCCGGTGAAGGCTTCGCACATGTCCAACGCTCCATGGAGGAGGGAGGTGAGCACCGCATCGTCGCGCGGCGTGGTGATCGCGAGCCAATCCTTGAGCTCGTCGAGGGCCGCGCCCGCCACGATGGCCGGCACGACGATTGCCCGCTTCATGGCGGTCTCCGTAATTGAAGAGTAGAAGGCACGCTCGCGCCGCGGGTGGGAGGCGGATTGCGGCGCGAGCGTGCAAGGGAGCGGCGTTTAGGAGCGCCGCCCCTCGGGCGCGGCAATAAGTTGCCTACGCCTCGATGCGCAGGAGCTTGATGGCTGCGCTGTCCAGGACTTGGCCGCCCACTCGTTTCGTCGCGTAGAAGTGGACGAAAGGCTTGTTGGTGAACGGGTCGCGCAGGATCGTGGTCGCGCTGCGCTCCGCGATAAGGTAGCCGGCCTTGAAATTGCCGAAAGCGATCGGGAACATGCCGCTCCCCACGTCAGGCATGTCCTCAGTTTCGACCACGGGATAGCCGAGCAGGCGGTCCGGCTGCCCCTCAACCAAGCCGGCCTGCCAGAGGAACGCGCCCTCCGCCGTCTTCAGCTTGCGCATCTCGGATAGGGTGGTGGAGTTCATCACCCAGACCGCGCCTTGGCGATAGCCTGCCTTCAGCGTGTGGACGAGGTCGATCAGCTGATCTTCTGGATGGGCATCCAGGCCGTTTGCGTCGCCGGAGCCGATATACTGAAGGGTGCCGAACGGCCGCACGGAGTCTCCCGCCATGGAAACGGGCGAAGAGAGGAAGCCGAGCGGCTGGTTGATCCCGGTGCCGTTGACGAAGGCGGAACCTTCGGCGCGGGCAAATTCCATCGCGATCTCGCTTGCCAGCCAGCTTTCGAGATCGAAGGCGGCATCATCCAGCATGCTTTGGCTTGCTGCCGGGTTGGCGTAAAGCTCGCCCGTGGGTGGGGCGATCTCGGCAAACTCGGGAGTGTCCGTCTCGGGCCGAGGCGCCGCCTCGCCTACCCAGCCGCTGCTCGTGCCGCCGGTCGTGACCAGCTTGCGATAACCAGCGGTTCCCACGCTGACGACCTGGGCCAATTGGCGGATAGGGCTAATCTCCCGCAGCTGGCGAGCGATCAGCGCGTCGATCTCCGTGGGAACGGCAAAGCCACCATCGGCGGGGATTACGCCGGCGATCGACTTGAGCTCGCTTTCTCGGCCCTGACGAAGATAGCCATCAACAAAGCCCTTGACCTCTGGAGCCCTGCAGGCGCCGAGCGCCGGGCGGCCCGCCGCGCGGCTGACCCTTTCAAGACGGGCCTTCACTTCATCCACGTCGTCGCGCAAACCTGCGATTTTCTCCTCGGCTTCATCCTGGCGGGCGACCAGATCGAAGGAGGCGGCAAGCGCCTCTGTTTCACGTTGCATAGCCATCGGGGCAGTCACCTTTCTCTAGTAAAAATTGGCCGCCCCGGAGGCGGCCTGTTGAGAGCCATGGTTCGGGGCCCGCCGTGACGGGCATCTCTCACAGGGCGGTCCTGTCGCTCCGCTCGTGATCATCGCAGGAGGTGCACTCGGGCGCGGGGCTGGAGCGGATGGGTTACCAAGCTGACTTCCAGCAGCTCGATTTCCTCCAGGAGCCTTCCCCGCGGGAGCAGTTGATAGCGTCGCGCGCGATAGCCGAAGCTGAGGCCAGTGACGGCGCGATCGCGCAGGAGCTGAGCGGCACGGCTGTGCACGCTTTCGACGCGCGCGATCACACGTAGGCCGCGGCTGTCTTCGCAGACGCTCTCGACGGTGCCGATCCGCTGTGCGGGCCGATGCTGCCAGTAGAGTGGCAGCGGCTCCCTGCGTTCAGCCAGAGTCCGAGCGAAGGCACCGGGCCTGATCGTATCCCGTGCTCCGTCAGCGATGTTGAACAGAGCCGCATAACCGGCGATGCGGGGAGCCGGTGCGGTGCTCATTGGAACATCCCCGGGACGCCAAGTCGCACGGCGATGCCTATCAACAGCAGAGCCATGGTTCCTCTCACCACCCACTCCACCACTGCATTCCACGCGCTCGATTTCGCGTTCCGCCAGGCGCCCAGAAGCTCACGCAGTTCGTCGATGTCGTTCTGTGCCCGATCGTCGTTGAGGTTCAGCCGGATGAGCACGCGGTTGGCGCCGAGTTCGCTCGCTTCCTCCACGATCGCTCGCACAGTGATCAGGTCGCTCCCTTCAGTGGTCGCTTGGGCGATCAGCTTGGCAAGCATGTCTTCACGGTTCATCCTTTGCCTCCCTTGGCAGGAAGGCCGAGTAGCGAGCGCTTCTCTTCGGGTTCGAGGAAGTCCGCCCCTGAGATCTGCGACCACAGGGCCTCCCGATCCTGAGCCAGTGCGGGAACTCGATCGAGATCCACGGAAATCGTCAGTTCGGGAAACCACGGTCTTAGTCCCTGCTGCAGCCCGGAGAGGATCTTGCCGGCGAGCGGAAGGAGGGTCAGGCGCCAAAGCGCCCGATTGGCCTCCTTGTAGTTGGCGTAGGTGTTATCTCCCGGCATGCCGAGGAGCATGGGCGGCACGCCGAATGCCAGTGCGATGTCACGCGCGGCTGCGGCCTTGAGCTGGGCGAAGTCCATGTCCGCCGGGCTCAGTGACAGGCTTTGCCATTTCAGCCCGCCCTCGAGCAGCATCGGGCGCCCGGCATTAACGCTGCCAGCGAAGGCCTGCTCAAGCTCCGCTTTCAGTCGATCGAACTGATCGACCGTTAGGCTGCTGCCCTCACCCGGATCGTAGACCAGCGCGCCGGACGGGCGCGCGGCGTTCTCCAGCAGAGCCCTGTTCCACCTTGCCGCAGCATTGTGGATCAAGACCGCCTCCTCGGCGGCGGAGAGGCAGCCGGCGCCAAAGTGGTCGTCGGCGGGATGAAACGATTTTAGGTGAATGACCGTCGGCCAGCCGTCCGCGTCTTCCACGGGAAGGTTCAGCGTCGTGTCCCCCACCTTGTATTGATAGGCCACGGGCCAACCATTCTCACCCTCGACGATCGACATGCGTTCGGGCCGGAGTGCGAACAACTCCACCGGACGGCCATCGCCATCGCGCAGGATCTGCACGTATCCATTGCCGTGCAGCAGCACCTGCGCAGCAAGGGTTTCCAGCAGCGACTGTCCCGCTGAGGTGGTGCCGAGCAGCTGCCGGACCTCCTCCTGGTCTGTTGTCACCGGCGCACTGCCGACGCCCTCTGCCACGATCCGCACCGCACGTTGAGCCACCGGGTTGAGGAGAAACGCCTCCCTCACCGCCCGGCGATACTCGTAGGGCGCCCGCGTCCCCGAGGTTTCCAAGGCAAGCGACCAGGGCGAGATATAGTTGCGTGCCAACGGCACACGTGCGCCGCCGCCACCCTTGAGGGCGGTGCGCAAGCTGTCGAGGAAGGACATGCTCGTTTCCTTGTTGTGCGTCGTTCCGGTGTCGGCTGGATTGGCGCGTCGGCAGTGAGTTGGCGCGCTGTCGTGGTGACCGATCAGCGCGGTCAGAACTGCCTGACGCGGGCTTGGCCACGGTTGCCGAGCATCAATTCGGTTAAAGCCCAGACCATCGCGTCGGCCCTGTCCGGACTTCGCCCTGGGCCCTCGTAGGCGCCGCCGGCCATGAGGCCGCACAGCTGGTCCTCAAGCTTTGCAAACACGCCCACATGGTGCACCCTGCCGGCTTCGTAGAGCGCCGCGATCGGCTCGGCACGAGCGGACTTGCCGCGGCTCGCGTGCACCAAGCGGATCGGCATCTGGAAGTCGGCTGCTCGCAGCACGCTTTCCACCATCGAACCGCCCTGGTTCGCTTCGGCCACCACCCGTTCCGCCTTCCAGGCCTGCGCGGCGGCCGCCACGGCGTTTGCCCAGCGTTCGGGGCTAGCCTTTGCAACACTGGCATCGGCAAGCACCACTCCCATGCCGCTGTGGGTGATCCCCGCGACGATGATCCCGCATTCGTCACCCCTTGCGGACGCGGGCGGATCGACGCCCACCACCACGCGAGCCATCGGCTCATTCGTGAAGGCGTCGCGACGTTTCTCCAGCATGGCACGCGTCCATAGCGCCCCCTCTGCCTCCTCGAGCATTTCGCCGTTCAACTCCTGCCGCCCCAGCGTCGTGTCGCCGAACTGCTTCTTCATCGCGCTGATGAAGCGCTGGGGCAGGTTCAGCGCATTGGAGTAGGTGCTGCCGCGAGTGATAACGACGTCGTTGTCGTTCTCATTCGCCAGCAGCCGCCGCAGCAGTGGGACGGCTCGCGGGGTGGTCGTCGCCAGGATTTGCGGATGCTCGCCCAGGCGGAGGCCCATCTGCAAATTATCCCATGCTTGGATCGCCCGCTCCCCGGAGTTCTCCCATTTGGCGATCTCGTCGCACCAGGCGTGGCTGTGCTGCGGGCCGCGCAGGCTTTCAGGCTCAGCCGCCGAATAGATGAACGCCTGTGCGCCGTTGTCCCACGAGATTCTGCGTAAAGACGCCTCGAAGCGCGGGCGGCGATGGGCAGGAGAGGAGGCAAGAATGCCGCTCTCTCCTTCCACCATCACCGCTCGCGCTTCCGGAAGCGAGGCGCCCACCAGCGCGATCCTAGCCGTGGGATTGTCTCTAGCAATTTCACGTATCCATTCCGCGCCGGCGCGAGTTTTGCCAAACCCGCGGCCCGCGAGGATCAGCCAAAGCCGCCAGTCTCCCGAGGGGGCTCGCTGCTCGGAGCGCCCCCAGAGCTCCCAAAGATGCTGGAGCTCTGCGCGCTCGCTGGGGCTGAGCGCAGCAAGGAAGGCCTGCCGATCATCCGAAGGCAGTGTGACGAGCCAGCGCGACTTGTCATCTGGTGCCATTGGGAACTCGAGGTTGCATCACGCCATCTCGAGCGAGCATGGAGGCCACCTCCTTCTCGCGCATGCGCATCGCCTCGATCTTCTTGTTGATCGAATCGATGAGGGCCTTTTCGTCCTGCGGGTCTTCCTGTCGGGTGGTTTTGGCCTGCTGTTCCCTGTGGGCGGCCAGGATCTTGAAGCCGGTCGCGATGTCGAACTTGCGCTTATTACCCTCCTCGTCCACCTCCTCGACCTTGCCGCTGCGCAGGCGGTAGAGGAGCTCCATCTCCAGGCTGTCGTAACCTTCGCACAGCGCGTCATGCCAGCGGTTGGCAAATTCAGGGTCTTCGCGGCGGCACTTGTAGGCCCAGGGCAATCGAATTCCTGCTGCCTGCGCCGCGCCCTCGGGGTTGGAGCTCTCTGCAAGCGTCGAGATGAAGACGTCCTTCCAGTTTTTCGGTGCTCCGTGTTTGCGGCGCGCGTCTTTGGCGCCGTCGCCGGCTTCGCTCAT